GATTGGGTGGAACCGGAAAATCGAGAGGAAAGCAAATGGCGACAATAACAAAAACAGCTAATGTAATTTTGGTTAGATTAGAGGAAGCTGACTGGAAAGCTGAATGGAAAGAATTTATTAATAGTCTGAAAGAGAGTTGTAAGTAGTTAAATTAAAAAAATAGCGATGGAAATAAACAAGATATACAACAAAGATGCTTTTGAATTGCTTTTTGAATTAGAAGATGAAAGCGTTGATTTAATAATACTTGACCCTAATTACCAAGATTGGGAAAGGTTTTGTGCTGATGGCTTGATTGTTCAAGCGGTTAGAGTGTTAAAGAAAACAGGAAACATTCTTTGCTTCACAAAACAACCTTTTGATTTTGAATTAAGAAAGGAAGTAAACCATATTTTCAGGCGTGAGATAGTTTGGACTTTTACAAATGGCGGTGCTTGGGTTTCTAATAGAATGCCTTTAGTTTCTCACCAAAAAATATATCATTGCGTAGTTGATAGCAAAAAGAGTTTCTTTAATGAAAGGACAAGGGTTGACTATTCAGAAAATACAAAATCATTTAAGCGAAGCAAGAAAGTATTTGAAGGCTACCAAGAAGAAGGGAAGCAATTTGAAAAAAGCAAAGAAGGTGTTTGGTTACGTGACCATTTACATTTTAATAAGCCACATACAGGAAAGATACCAAGCAAACCCCAAGAACTTTACAACATACTTATTAAATGCTATTGCCCTGAAAATGGTTTAGTAGTTGAGCCGTTTAGCGGTAGTGGAAATTTTGCAAAAACTTGTATTAAACAAAACAAAAATTATATAGGTAGCGAATTAGATAAAAAAGTTTTTGATTACTCTATTACTAACGTGAATGAGTTAGGTGAATACGAATACGACGGCGAAAACAAAACATGGATACTACCCATCAGACATCTTGAGACCGTCGCACAGCGCAAAAAACGTTACTTACTCATGGAAGACCCCAACCAGATAGGACTATTCGAATGACAAAATCCAACAAGTCAAATAATAACAAACAGATACAAAATAATAATGGTATTGTGACCAAAGACGGAATCAAGGTATACTGCGAACATACCGAACTGAGAGACCCTGCGTCACTCATACCCAATCCCAAAAATCCTAACCAGCACCCCCCAGAGCAAATCACACTGCTTTCGAGGATCATCAAAGCACAGGGATGGAGAGTACCCATCACCGTATCCGACAGAAGCGGATTCATCGTGAGGGGACACGGCAGACTCGAGGCAGCCATAGAACTCAACCTCACCGAAACACCCGTGGATGTCCAGCACTACGATACCGAAGCTGAGGAGTATGCCGATATGGTTGCGGACAACCGACTCTCCGAACTATCATCGATGGACAACAGCATGCTCTTCGACATACTCGACGAACTGCATCAGGACGGATACAACATCGAACTGACAGGTTATATGGAAGAAGAACTCGAGAGAATCCAGGCAGAGCATTTCAAAGAAAAAGAGGGACTCACCGATCCTGACGAGATACCGGACTTCGCACAGAAAGACACATTCGCACAACCCGGAGAAATCTGGCTCATAGGTGATAAGCACAAGATCATCTGCGGAGACAGCACCGATTCAGAAGTGCTTGCCAGACTGATCGGAAAAGACCCTGTGGGAATGATATTCACCGATCCGCCGTACAACGTAGACTACGTCCCGGAAGACCAGCCCCGCAGCGATAAATCGAAGCAGGTTAAGCGCAAATACAAGGCTGGAGGGATCATGCAGGATGATGGAGAATTCGACACCATTGCCTGGCTCGAGGCGGTAGAGACCTACATGCGACAGGGAGCATTTTATATCTGCTCCGGCGGGAAGGAAGCACCACTCATCCACAACTGGATATCAGAGCGCATCGCACCCCGTGAACCCACATACATCGTCTGGGCGAAAAACAGCTTCTCATTGGGACGCCGGGACTACCACCGACAGCATGAATTTATATTTTACTCATGGCTGGGAGATAAGCACTGGGCAGGCACACGAACCGAAAGCGACCTGTGGTGGGCTGATAAACAAATCGTGAAGGAGATGGACAAGGAGTCACTCATTAAGATGTACTACGAGATTATAGAGCAGACCGACCTGTGGGACGTACACCGAGACCCCGTGCAGGAATACATCCATCCCACGCAAAAGCCAGTCGCACTCGCAAAACGAGCTATGCGCTTCTCATCCAGAGTGAACGATATCGTGGTGGACTTCTTCGCCGGGAGCGGAAGTACCATCATAGCAGCCGAACAGATGGGGCGCAAGTGTTACGGCGTGGAGCTTGACCCCTACTATGTTTCGGTATCACTTATCAGAGCATACAAATTTATAGGCGTAGAACCGATACGGGATGACGGTATTGCACTAAGCGAAATTATGGATCAACACAAATAATGCAATTCGACGACAACGGCAAAAGGACATAACCTGTGGCACTGAGTAAGAAAACCGAATCAACGCTGAAACTTATCGAGAAAACTATCGTCGATACGGGGCGGTATAAGGACGCAATTGAACTCGTAGGGGTACATCCCAGTACATTCAGCCGATGGCTGAAAAAAGATGCAAGTTTTCGTCAAATGGTCAAGCGTGCGGTAGACAGACACGCCAAACTCAACCTCCGCAACAGAACCGACCTGAAGGAAAAAGCCGTCGCCAGTCTCGAAATGCTTCTCGTCGAGAGAAAAGTCAAGAAAAATCAGGTCAAGATTACAAAATTATACGATAAAAACGGAAAACTCAGCGGGCACAGAGAGGAAACTATCCAGAAAGACATAGTGCGAGACCCCAGTTACTACGCCATCGAAAAGGTGCTGGGTAAAAGGGAGATCGAATACATCGTACTCAACAAAGCGATAGAGGCGGGCAAGGAAGATAAGGACTCACCCATATTCAAGCGCATATTCGGTGACTGGGGAAAAGACAATACCATCACCGACGGATTCGAGGATAACATCTTCAGCGATACCATTGACCTGATCAAACTCAGGCAGGCGCAACTTGAGACGCAGAACCGATACGATCAAGGGAGACTCTCATTCGAGGAGTGGGAAAAAATGGTGCGTGACCAGTCGAAAGATTACGTCACCATGAAAGACAAAATCGAAAGGCGGGCTATGGGTCTCATCGAGGGCTACACCCCGCAGGAGTTGATCATGCAAATCAGGCAATTCACTTTTATGCTGATCCACACATTAGAGGAGGTCGTGAACGACATTGGAATTGATCGAGCAAATATTCCTGCAGAGCTTGGAAGAAAAATCCGGCAGAAGTCGGAACTTCCCGTTGCGGGCTGATACCATATTCGCCGAAGATACCGAAATTGAAGACGACGGCAGCATCTGGCTGATCGATCCCGTGACTATACATGAATTTGTCCAGGAATACATACGACTGAGCGGACTCTCGGAAGCGCAGGCTGACGTTCTGGGTGCAATCTTCCCCGCCAACCCCGCAGACGGAGAACAAATCTTCCAGGTAGAACAGGCAATCCTGAGAGTGGGGCAGGGAGGAGGAAAGAACTATACTACGACCATAGCAGTCGTATATGCCATATACCTCTGGTGCTGCCTCAAAGACCCCCACCGCTTCTTCGATCTCGAGTACCACGAACCGTTCGACATACTAAACTTCTCACAAGTGAATGAGCAACAGGCACGTAATGTCTTTTTCAGAACATTATCCAACGTTATGCGACGCACAATCGTACCCAATACCAGCGAAAACTGGTTTTCGAAACATATGGGATTCAAAATAGCAGATTATGGGAGAAAGGACATCAAAGACAAAGAGATGACGATCCCGAATCGCAACCGTGACAGGGGTGGTATCCGCATTTATTGCCTCGATTCCACTGCCAAGAGCGTGGAGGGATACACCATCTGGATGTACATACTCGACGAACCGAGCAGAGCCAACACACCAGCCAAATACGGCACAGCCAAAAGACAGTACGAAACTGCACACACAAATGCCACAACACGATTCGAACCGCACCAGTACCTCGGCTGCATGTTCGCCTATCCCGAACAGGAGGTAAACGACCTCCTCATCGAGACATTTGAGAGGTATGCCGTCAACCCGCAGGAAAATCACCACGAAGTGGGTGATAATGTTCTCACGGCATGGTACGCCACATACGTATTCAATCCCAAAAAAGAGAAAAATACTTACCTCAAAGCGTTCAAACACGACCCCGTAGATGCCGACAGACGCTGGAGAGCAATCGTGCCACCCAACGAGTTCGGATTCTTTATGCCCCACATGAACAAGATAGAAGACTGCGCCAACCCCGATATCGTGAAACCCGTAGAATGGCGACCCACAATAACCCGTCGTACAGGGTCAGTGAAGGGTAAAAAGCAGGAGATCGACTTTACGGCAATAGAACTCCTCGCCGTGAACAAAGATGACCGACAGAGAAGGTGGGGTGGAGACTTCGCCGTATCCCGGGACAGCCTCGTTCTCGTAGGAGGCTACATGCGAAACACCGACAAGGATATCCCCGACTACGTTTACACGGAGAGAACAAAAGAGGGAACGGAAACAGAGAAACGGGTGGAAATAGGCGCTATGCCAGTCATAGACACAATCCTGATCTGGCAGCCCCACAAAGGCAAACCAGTTGACTATGCCAACGTGGAAGAAACGATTCTGAGACTACTTGGAGACAGCTTCCCCAACTCACGCAGTCTCCACTTCGACAAGTACAACACCGAGAGCATCAAGCAGAAGCTTCTCGATCTTGGTATATACGACTGCGATACACTCACCTTCACCAACCCCCAGCAGTTAGATTACGGGAGACTGACCCGACACCTCGTTTGGAACAACGCCATCGAATATCCAAATAACCCCACACTCATGAGGGAAATGAAGCGACTGCTCCTGATCAATAACGCCAAACTCGACCATCCCGACGGAGCGAAAGAATCGAAGGACGTATGGGATGCCCTCATCATCTGCGTCAAACTGCTGGTAGAGCACTCATTCGACGGAGGTGCCCTGGACATAGACATGGGTGAGACAATAGGCATGGCTGACGAAGACAGAGCAGAAATCGAACTCTACGGGAAAGCATACGAACAATTCATCAATCAGCATCACCGTGAACCCAAAAACAACAAGGAAATGGCTGATTACATCAAAAGAGAATTTAGAATCGACAAAACAGCGAGTCAAATCGAATACATGAAACAGAGCTGGCTGGTGGATCATGAGGCGATGGAGGCAAAAATCCCGGGGCTCGGTGATGGAGGCATGCTTGACATGGGTGACGATTATGACCCCCCATTGGTCGCCCAAAACATAGATGAAATAGACTTTTGACAGACAGACGAAAAATAATTTCTTGTGTTATTCATTTACACAGAGGTATATTTACAGCAGTCTCAGCGGTGAACCAACACGACACTGCGGAGACATTTTTATATCAGGAGGTAAAATGAGTAACGGATTATCCAACAAATTCGCCTTCACCGACCAAAACAGCAACATAGACGCACTCAAAAACATCCGGGCAGACCTCGCCCAAAACATGCGCACCTTCCTCAACGAAGCCCGAAACACGGGATTCATAGAGGAAATAGACAGCATGATCGAGAACGATCCCGAGATGGAGAAAAGCTACAAGAGCTTTATCAAGGCACTCGACAAGAGGGACGGAACAGATACTTTTGCACAGCAGATGGTAGCTATGATGATCGATCCCGATTACCTCGTGGACTCGGTGGAGAACTACAATTTCCCGCATGAGCGAGTACGACCCGAACTCCTCCGGAGAGCAGGAAATAGCATACCAGGGAATCTAATCAAATCCCACCGGACACATCAGCTTGCTGAGTTCGGTAAAGTCTCAAATGGGAAAGAACCTGGCTTCCAGATTGCATTTGCTGATGACGAAAAAATACCCAACAAAAGTGAGAGGAAGAAACTAACAGAAGCGGAGAAAGCATTTGCCAACAATCTGTTCTACGTCCCCAACGACCCGACACCATCGTTACAAAAATTTCTGTCCTATGCCTATGCCGACTACTTCGACCTTGACAAAATAGCAATCGCCGTAGTACGTACCCGAGCCAGCGCTAATAAGAAATACGGATACAGGGGTTTACCCATAGCACTGCAACTCGTAGATGGCGGGACTATCTACCGGATTATCCCCGGGTACGCCGGACACCCCGGGCACTTCAATAATCGCTGGGATATAGTGGGATATAACCAGACTCGGGAGAAAGCAGGACTCCAGCCAATCTACCATGATGACTTCCGCTTCATCCAGGTAGACAAATATGGGAAAAGGCGAGCCATCTGGAAAGAGAGCGAAATGCTGCTCACCCATGCCTACGGTACAACCGATGCTAAAAACCAGTTCATGGGCTATGGAATCGTAGAAAAATCACTGAAAGTACTGCGCTACATGATGGACAGCATCATCTACAACTATACCCGCCGATCCACACAAACCATGCCGAAAGGTATGATCACTCTCACAGGAGCTACCGAGGACGGATTCTCACGTGAAGAAATGGCACTATTTCGGAAAATGATCTGGGCAATCTCGTCGGGCAAGAAGAATCAGTGGAAATATCCAGTCATAGGGCTTCCGAAGCAGTCACAGGCAAATTTTATACGATTCCACGAATCTTCTAAAGAGATGGAGGATTTCGCTTGGTGGTCGACGCTCATGAGCCTCTTTTGTACTTACGCAGGACTCAGCCCGGAAGACCTGGGGATGGCATCCAACCGTAACACCGTGGGCAGACAGAGACTCTTTGACAAGACAGATGAAGAAGGGAGTATGATGCGCAGTCAGGATATGGGGCTGCGTTATTTCCTTAGCCACTTCGAAAACTTACTGAATGCAGCACACATATCAGAGGAGATAGCCGGGATAGGTGACGTTGTATTACGGTTCCGAGGACTGGACGTAGAAGACGAGACTAAGAAAGCGGATCTTAAAACTAAAATGCTGCAGATTGACACCTCAGTGAACGAGCTGCTGATCGCACAGGATAAGAAACCGTTTGAGTTTATGCTGGGCGATATAAACATATTCGATATTCCTGCCATTGCCAACCCGCAGGTGCAACAGACTATCATACAGGCATATCAGCAACAAATGATGGCAGAGCAAGAGGAACAGGGAGAAGAAGGTGGAGGATATCCGTGGGAAGAAATGGGCGGAGAAGGGGAAGAAAACTCCGGAGAAGGGGAAGAAAACTCCGGAGAAGGAGTGGAAAGCGGTGGTGAACCGGGATCTCCCCCACCCGCCCAAAAGGGAATGACAAAATCAAACGAAGTTTTAATACGCATCATAGACTGAACAACCTAAACGACTGTAAAAACATAACCACATAGGAGTGACTAACAATGAGTTTAGCAAACATAGACAACTACCCCTTGCTGAAAAGCAGGGTAAAAGCGCATCAGCGTAGAACTAAGACAGGAAAAATCGTTCAAGTGCGAGAACATGAAGATAGAAGGACTAAAGATGAATTAGGGAAAAAACCCGTTGAAGAACAAGCGAAGACGTCTAAGACGGCTGAGGAGTTTGTGGAGGCACGGGGAGGCAAGGCAGACCCACTCATCGAAGAAGCCAAGAAGTACAAGACGGCTGAGGAGTTCATTAAAAGTAATAACCCAATGAATATGCCAATTAATAAAATTAATCCTATTATTAAACTCAATAGAGGGATTTGCTCCCAAGCATTGCTCAACTTAAAATGATAGATAAAACAGAACCAAAGAAATTTATATTGGACGCTTGTTGTGGTAATCGTATGATGTGGGTCAATAAAAAACACCCAAATACAATTTATCACGACCAAAGAGATGAAGTCAAACCAGACATCGTTGGGGATTTTAGGGAACTTAAAAGCATAAGTTCCAATTCTTTAAAATTGGTTGTGATTGACCCACCACACGATATTTACCATAGACGCCCAAATAAAAATGCAGGGTTTCAGAAGAATTTTGGCAATTTAAATCCTGATACTTGGCAGGAAGATTTGAAGAAAGGGTTATCAGAATGTTGGCGTGTTTTAGAAGATTATGGCGTTTTGATTTTCAAATGGAATACACACGACGCCAAAATTCATAGGATTATGCCATTACTTCCTGCCGAACCTTTATTTATGAATAAATTGACAAAACTGAATACTCATAATTCTGAAACCATTTGGTTCTGTTTTATGAAGATACCAATCGCAAATCCCTCTACTTCGGCTTCGCCGACTTTTGTTTCACAAAAGGAGTTTAATAAGGGTTTAGAGGTTTCGGCTACGCCTACACCCAAATCGCCTTCGGCGACTTCTCCAAACCCTAATAAAGGGTTTACAAAAGAAAATACCATTGATAAGCATAAACCACGAGACAGTAAAGCTCCTATAAGAGTTAGTGTCGACCATAAAGGGAATATTAATATTGAGGATGGTCATCACAGATATTTTGCTGCAATTGAAAATGGTGATAAAAACATAAATATAATATTTGGCACTCAACTATCAAGAAATGAAAAAACCATACTCACCGACATCTGGAACAAGGCACATGAATCCGAAACCAAACAACCCCATGGAAATAGTTAGTGCAGGACGTGATGGTGTAGAACATGCGATTGACGACATCCACATCAGAGACTATATGGGAGGCAGAGAAAAAGTGGATTATTTTGGAGACAAATATGGTCTGCCAGATACGAATATAGACATATATAACCGTCTCCATGAAAAAGCACAAAAACAAGACTGAACGAATCTAATGCATTCCCAAATCCAAATAACCAAATCCGTTCTTAACGGCAGTATTCCACAAAGGATTGATACCGTCGCCAAATTCGCTACAGCGTTAAACTTAGGCGAACAGGTGGAAATCCACCACCACATGAGCAAAGCACACAAAGGTGAGCGGATAACCACGCCACATCTCATACCGGAACTGTGGGAATGCGAGAAAGAGTTTCACGCACTGCTCGAACCACGCAAAGTGGTGGAAACCATACTTGAAGGTATCGGGATATCAAAGCGATTCTGGAAAGCAATAAGAGTCAAATCAGGTGTGCTCTACACAGGCACCGGCAGACCATTCACAGACAAAGAATTAAGGGAGTTAGAGAAAGTGCTCTCCCGGGCACTCAACGTGTCCAAAGAGAAAATACGCAAACTGATTATGCGAGCTGCCATGGTCGGGAAACTGACAGGTATTTACAAAGTTGGAAGGAAAATAGAATTAGACATAAGCAAGCTGCCTGCTACGATCCGGGCAGCCGTTAATCAGGGACTTTTTACAGCACAGGAAGTGAGAGGACTCCAATTCGCACAGGAGTTAGCGGCAGTCAACGTCACCGCCGTCCAAGACAGAACCAAAACCGAGATCAAGCGGATGGTACTCGAAGCGCAGAAAAACCGGACACACCCCAGAGCATTAGCGCAGAAGATGTTCCACGAAATCGCCTCCGATGACGAGGGGACACTCACCAGAGACTGGGAGCGGGTAGCTGTCACCGAGATGAACCGGACAGCCTCCGACGGATTTGTTGGCAGCCAGCCGGATGGCGGATATGTCGTAGGCAACGCTCATGATGACGCATGTGTGTATTGCAAGAGCATGATCGAGGGGAAAGTTTATCGTGTGAATCACGACGGCGTACCGGACTACGATAACCTGAAACCGGGCAGTAAAGAGTACTGGAAACTGGCGAAACAGTGGACTCAGGAAATATGGGTTGGCAAGACCAACTATGGGAGAGCATTCAGCAATCGCAAGCGGACAGAGGGCAAGCTGGTGCTGCGGAAAGACCACGAACTGGCAAAGCCGATTATTCCCCTCCACCCATCGTGTAGATGCCGCTGGACTCCCTTCATGCCGGACATGGCATACATCCAGACCGACAGACGGGGCAAGAGAACAGTCAAGTACGTACTCACCGAAGCAGACGAGAGGAAGCGAGTGAAGTGGGTAGAGAAGAACCGGGATCTCTTCCAGGGCGAATTTGAGGAACAGAAATGGATACCAGCAACCTAAACGACTGTAAAAACATAACCACAGGCGTTGGATGTATGGTAATAGTGATAACAAACAAACATAGGAGTGACTAACAATGAGTTTAGCGAACATAGACAACTACCCCTTGCTGAAAAGCAGGGTGAAGGCACATCAAAGAAGAACAAAAACGGGGAAAATCGCGCAAGTCAGGGATTATCAAACATCAAAATTAAAGCGATATCAACCAATTGATACAAATGAAAAATATGCAATGCCTGATAAAGATATTAAACCTAAATATACCGCACGAAAAAAGCCTGAAATAAAGTCGGAACTTAAAGAAGAATTACCTGGTAAAGTGGTTAGATATTTAGACAGAGTACAAAAAGAATTAGAAACCTATGCAACAAGAGATTTAGAGCTAAGGAAAAATGAGTTAGAAAGAAGTATTAAAAAAACAGAAGTATATCGAACGAAAGATGCAAGGTCGTCTATGACTGCGTGGAATGAATTATATAAACTTAGCGATAATGCTAAACAAGCTGTACTTGAAAACAATTTAATGTTTAGAAAAGAGCTTGAGATTGTTAATGAACTGATAAATGATAAAACAAATCTACAATACAATGCTACGAGAAATTAAAGAAAAAAAGACTCTGAGTGGTATAAAAGCATATAATCACAAGGACAGATGTAAATGAAAGAATCAACCATCATCCACGAACTGAGACTACTTCACAAGCGGTGCGAGCAATTGACGATGGCGAACAACATGCTGACTCAATCCTACAGCGACCTCGTCACTCGGGTGAGAGCCTACGAGAACCTGATCAACAGGGGACGCATCCTGAAACGCATCCTGCCGATATGCAAGATCGAGAAGGAAATCGCCAGAGTTAAGCAAGAAGAAATCACCCTGCAGGAAAAGATGAACAGAGCCCAGCAGAAGGCAATACTGGCACAGCAGGAGAAGGATAATATTCGCAAGGATGATGCCAAACTCAAGCGGAAGATAAAGACAAAACAAAAACGAGTTAAAAGACTCGTAAAAAGTGCAGAAAAGGAGACAAAACAAGGCGCAACCGCTCCGTGTAACAGGTCGTTTTAATGCCTGTTACATATTGTTAGCATTAGTACGGATTATTAACGATAAAATTAAATAGAATGAATAAAAAAGTATTAGATGTTTGTTGTGGCCCTAAAAGTATGTGGTTTAATAAACAAGACGAAAGAGCATTGTTTTTAGATAAAAGACAAGAGAAGCACATAATAAAAAGAAAAGATGGCTATGATAGAAATATAATAGTTGAGCCGGATGAAATAGGTGATTTTACAAACATAAATCAAAAAGATAATTCATTTCATCATATTGTTTTTGACCCTCCACATATACCACAAAAAACGATGACAGGAGCAATATGTAAGCAATACGGACATTTAACAGGCGATTGGAAAGAAATGTTAAAACAAGGATTTAAGGAATGCTTTAGAGTATTAAAACCTAATGGAACTTTGATTTTTAAATGGAATGAATGCAGAATACCTGTAAAAGAAATACTTGCATTAACAGAAGAAAACCCACTTTACGGTCATAAAAGTGGAAAAGCTATGCAAACTCATTGGATTTGCTTTATGAAAACGGAAGCATAGTATTAATGCTAACTAATGAATAAACGAACTCCACCCGAAGTAGAGAGTATCGTGATCAAAAGCATATCACCGATACTAATCCCCCAGCCACTCTTGGGGACACTCACTGTTAAGATGACTTGGTGGAAGAAACTGATGTATAAACGTAAAATGAGGAAACAACATGAGCCAAGCAGAGACACCGATTAACATTAACGTAGACGATACGGTCATTAAGAGACTTGACATCAAGAGCAATTCACTGGTGGTTATGACCATACCTCACCCACTCGACAGCGTCTCTGCTGAGTACTGCTACAGCACGGTCAAGGGGATCATCTACCACGCCACGGGCATCAAACCCAATCTGTTTCTGATCGACTACGGCGGCAACCTGGAGATCATGCCTGATGACCGACTTATAGGAATCAAAAATCAGATCAACAATATCCTTAGAGCGAGGGCGAACTGATGCCCGGCAAAATGAATAAGCGAGATGAACATTTGTGGAACAAAGCAAAGGGAGTCGTGACAAAGCAGTACCCGAAAGTAGCAGAGGACTCCGACCAGTATTGGAAGCTGGTACAGGGAGTGTACCAGAAAATGAAAGGCGGGAAATCTATGAGCGACAAGATAGATATGACAAAAGGAAAGGACACCATGTTAGAAAATTACCCATTACTCAAATCAAGAGTAAAAGCGCACCAGAGAAGAACCAAGACAGGGAATATCGTGCAGGTTAAAGAACATCAGGACAGTAGGCAGAAAAAAGAACCACGCATTAAAAAACATGCCATCGGTACACATTTAGGTTACTACCATCCACGAGTTAAGGACATTCTGAACCCGATAGGACATAAAAAGCACAGAGATGCCCATCTGGAAGCACATGAAAAACAGAATAAACTGGCGAAAAAAGCCAGAGCGGAGGGGAAACATGACCTTGACCTTCATCATTCAGCGAAATCGGAATGGCATAAAGCACAGGCGGATGCACACGACGTGATGACAAACAAAAGATACCATCGAGGGGATATGGTGATGGGTGAGGATAAGGATAAACGACACTTTGCAGGTTGGGGTTATGATAGACATAAAGAAATACTTAGTGACATCAGAGCCAGAATAACGGATAAAGACAAAACGAAAGTCGGCAAAATCCAGCAGATGATGGCGAATGAGAAAAAGAAGCAGGGGGAAAAAACAAAGGAATGAGGTGATAGAATACCAGTATAACCTGAAAATGAAGGTGCAACGCCCCGGTAGCCGGGGTGGACAATTCTGGGTGGATGACAACGGAAATATCCGCTACGGTGCTATCCCCCTACGATATAGAGAAACCCTCCAACAGAGAGCCTTCCAGGAATGGTTTCACCGTGAAGTCATGGCAGGAAGGCTTCCTCGCATTAAAAAACCACAGGATGCAAAAAAAGTAAAGGAATGGTGGGAAAGCACATTGTGGGCGCAGGCTGCACGGGAGAGCCAACAGAAACTATTCAAAACCAAAAGTAAACTCGCACTTCTTCCGTCCAAAAAGAACCCAAGAGTGAAGCGGTGGCAGAGTGTCGCCATTGATCCCAAAGACTACAAGAAACACGGCATACAGGGGAAAGCTACCGATGCCTACCAATACCACGACCATCCCAAGTGGACACACGAATGGCGGGATCCTAAAGACCGACTGATACGCCGACTAACCCCTGAGTACACAAAAGCGAATGCCATCCGGAAATTTAAGCGGGTAGAGAAAGCGATCAAGTACATACCGGAGTTGCGAACTGCCGTCCAGAAGGATGCTCGCTCTCGCAACGCCAGAAGACGAGTGCTGGCAATGGTGATCACCACACTCGACCAGACAGGCATGAGGGTAGGGACGGGACATCATCTAGAGCGATACGGCACATACGGAGCGACTACGCTGAACAAGGAGCACGTCACCGTCAAGGGTGACACCGTGACACTCACATACGTTGGTAAAAAAAACAAAGAGCAGAAACATACTGTTACCGATCCTACCTATGCCAGACAAATGCGCAAACTTCTTAAATCCGATGGTGATAAAGTATTCGCATACACAGAACGAGGTAAAACAAAATCCATTACGGGAGAGGACGTAAACAACTACCTCAAAAGATACGGGATCACAGCAAAGGATATCCGCACCTTCAAAGCCAACGTAGTATTCACCTCCGCACTCAGGCGGATGGGGAAAGCAAAGAACGAGAAGCAGGCGAGGAAAAACATCACTGTGGCACTTGATGAAGCTGCCAATCACCTCGGCAACACCCGGGACGTGTGTAAAAAAGATTATATAAGCCCTGAAATCCTGCAAGCCTACCTCGAAGGTAAACGGCTCAACACAAAGTACCTGCGAAAATCCATCACAACCGGATGGACGGCAGAAGAAAGGGAGTTCATCCGGCTTTGGTTGGGATTTAAAGACCCAAGAAGGAATGCCTACAAATATGTTCCATATATAAACGAAAATATAATCCTTAAATCCCTCGCCTTCTCCGGACACAAACTGCAGGGACGCACCACATACGCCGGAATGAATATATCCATCGAAAACAAAGCTGGATCGTACAGGACAGGTAAAGACCCAGATGGACACAAATGGAAAACGAAGTTACATCAAGACTACGGTTACATCAGGGGAACGGTAGGACACGACAAAGATCACGTAGACTGCTTCATTGGTAATGCCCCAGACTCACAGAAGGTTTATATCATCCACCAAAAGGACATCAAGACAGGAAAGTACGATGAAGACAAGGTCATGTTAGGCTGGAGCGATAAAAAAAC